AAGGAAGGCACGTCCGATGTCAAACTTAGCCAACTCAAAGCACACTGCCTTTCGATGGCTGAACGATATCGCCCTATGGTGTTCGCATGAGTCCTATCCTACGCGCAACCATAAGCGCTGGCATGGTACGCAACCTGTGCCAAGACCGAGTAGAAATACACCGCTTCACGCTTACCGAAGACGGCAGGGGCGGTGCTACTGAGACGTGGCGCAAGGTTGCCGAGTACAACGCCAGGCTAACCAACCAATCAGACACAGAATCGATTGTAGGCGGTGGTATTCAATCATCTGCACAGTGGACGCTGATAGTCGCTGTTAGTGCTGATGTCATGCCGCAAGACCGGGTTTACCGTGTAGGTGATGACTCGAAGTACTACGATGTCATCGGGACAGACTTTGGGCAAACCGAGCTGCTCGTTCAGCACGTAGGATTAGTGGAGCGTACATCATGACGGCGGAGGCGTGGGTTCCTATCGGCATACAAGCCTTTATAACCGTTACTAGTATCGGTGCCGCATGGGTGGCTATACAGGTCAGGCTGACGCGCCTAGAGACTCAGGTGGCACACATCATCTCAACGCTCGATGGTCAACAGCAAGAAGTGCGCCGCATCGAACAGCGACTCGGTAAACTCGAGAACAAGGTTTCAGCGCTGGAGGCGATCATACAAAGATGAACAGTATCAGCATCAAAAGATTGGTGGTCGTTGTGATCGTGGCTTTCGTAGCTGCTTTTACCTCGGTCTTTGGCGATGGGGTCAGAACCGCTGAAGCACACGACCTCAGCGAGCTCGGCGCAGTGCTGGCACTCTACGGCAGCAAGGCGGTAGCGGCGGGTGTCTCCGCTGCGGTGTCTAGTGTGCTGGCGTTCTTGACGATGCCGTTCAAGGGTACGGACTTCAATGCGCTGAAGGTGGGCAAATGAACCTGCAAAACTTCCGCATTGAAAAGGAACCTGCACCGTCTACCGACTGGCGTGTCTTTGGTGACATCTGCGATGATGCCGGAAACGTCATTTCTACGTTCGGTGTTGATGGTACAAGCGTCAATCAGTGGTGGGTTCAACAAGATTTCGATTTTCAGTACTTCACTGTGAATCAGTTTGCCCTTGTAATGGCACAGCAAATCATCGCAGGAGTCGCTGAATAATGGCTACGTATTACGTTTCGACTAGTACTGGTAACGATGCTTGGACTGGTTTATCTGCAACGTTTACGAGTGGTTCGACAGGCCCTTGGAAGACACTTACCAAAGCGTTAGGCGCTGCTGGTATGGCATCCGGGGATATCTTGTATATCGCTCCGGGCAACTACAACGAATCGGTCACAATTGGATTCGCACCGTCTGCGGCTACTCAAATTATAGGTGACCCTAATAGTCAGTTCTTTGGCGGAATCAATGCCGAACCGGTTTTGATTAGCGCATTCAATGCCGCAGGAACATCCGAGACGGTTACCGCTAACCTTATTATTGCCGCTAGCCGTAACTATTTTGAGTGGTCAAACATCTGGTTTAAAACAACCAGCGGTCGTGCTGTGTCTGCCACAAGTGCTCGGTACTGGAAATTTACAAATTGTATTTTTGAGAATACAAACCGGACTGGTGTTAGCGGTGTATTTTTTATGTCCAGTGCCGCAAGTACAGCACTTGATGCAACAATTACAAGATGCCGTTTTGCAGGCGGAAACTACAGCCTACAACTAGCAGGTGGTAATGTTAGCGACACGACTTCGGTTACATCGTGCGTATTTACAAACTCAGTACAAGGAATGGAACTAGCAACCATAGGACTTGCAATTACAAACTGTACTTTTATTGGTTGCGAATATGGAATGGTACAGCGTTCAGGTAATTCTAGTTTTCCAACAAGTGTACGAAACTGTGTATTTCCACGAACAACAAGCGCAATTTTTGTTATTACGACAGGACACTTAACTGAAAACTTTAATCGTTTTATAGGTGCATCACGTTCAAACACTGGCACACTCGGAGCCAACTCTACAACGGGTGGAGACAGCGGACTTGACTTAGGTTATTTGTTGCAGACGAATGGTAATTATCTACAGACATACACTCCGTATGCATCAAGTCCAAATACCGCATTTGGTACTGCTACATCAGCTCCAGCAACTGATCTGTATAACGTTGCGTGGAATGGTGCATCGCCTGATGCTGGAGGTATTACCTATCGCGTAATAACTTCTCTACCATCGCAGGTTGCATACAATGGCGGCATAGAGCGCAACGCTTCAGCCATAACAGTTGCACCCGGGAGCACATCACAAAGCATCGAGCTCTACCTAGGTGCTACAGGCTTGACATTTGCTACCTCCGGCCTAGCGGCATACTACGTCCGCAATCAGGCGGCACCGGTGGCTATCACGCTGGTCACGCAGACACCTACAGGCGCGTGGACTTCTGGTGGCTTTGCTGAGATTGATTCCTCCCTCGTGCCCGGCGTTTACAGGCTTGATGTTCCTAACGCTGCTTTCGCTGCTGGCGCATCTGATGTCACTATTGTGGTCAGAGGTGCAACCGGTACGAACGGTGCGGTGCTGACGGTCACGCTTTCCTCTGGTGGCTTGACGGCAGCGCAGACAGCCGCAGCGGTGCTTGACGCAGTTGGTTCCTCTTATGTCACCGCTGGTTCGATTGGTTATTCAATCCAGAACAGCAACGTGGCAAGCATCAGCGGTAGCACGGCGGCAGCCGATGAGCTCGAAGGCGCTTTGCTTCACAACGGAACAGACTACATCAGTGCTGAACTGGTTACCCCGGTAACCTCTGCCGCTCTGGTTCGCATGGGGCCGTTTGAAGTAAGGGCTGATGGGCTTGGGGCATCTGATCCGCTTGACATCCAGAAGGGCGCACAGCACGGAATCGACGTCCAGTGTGTAGACAACAACGGGGCAGGAATCGATATCACTTCAGCAACGGTAACGGCTAAGGTCTACAACAGCGGGGCTACGCTGGTTGATACGTACTCCTGTACGGCAACCTATGCAGCTGATGGCAGGGCGCAGTTTACGATTGACACGACGGTTACGAACACACCGGGGACTTACACTGCAACGATTACACGCACAACAGGTGCATCTGATACGCAGGTGTTCGGACCATTACGCATCTATGTGAGGGACATCTAATGGCATTGATTTATGATTTGACCGAAGACCCTCAGCAGGTCATACAAGCCAGTGCGTGGGTAGGTGATTGGCACAGTTACGTGGTCCGGCTGGTGGATGAGTTGGGTAGCCCGGTTGACATTACTACCGGCACTCTCGGTGCTACCTTCACCAACATTGCTACGGGGTCCACGTATACGTTTCCTAGTGGATCCGTTACTCTTACAAAGCAGTACAGCGAACAAGGTATTCTGAGCATTCTCAACCCGGCTGCATATCCTACTGCAGCGATGATTCGGATAACCGTATCCTTTACGGTAAGTACCACGGTACGCAGGTTCGGTCCGCTTGAGATTGAGGTTCTTGCTCCGTGATAAAGATGTCGGTAAGCCTGAAGAAAGTACGGCTAGATTCTTATCAAAAGAATCTACGCCAACTTTCTGTTGCTGTAGGTAATGCTGCAGCTGATATCGAAGGCAACGCAAAACAAAGCATCGAGATGTCGAGTGGGCAATACAAAAAGTATCCGGGGCGTAAAGAACATCCCCACTGGTCAAGCCCTCCCGGTACGCCACCGAATAATGATTTAGGTGAACTGGCAAACAGCATCCAAAGCAAGATGACCGGCAAGACATCAGCAGAGGTTTCAGTTGGTGCAAAGTACGGCATACCGCTTGAACTTGGTTGGATGTCTAGGGGTGGTAACCACGTACCGGCTCGCCCGTTCCTGCGTCCGGCAGTTGAAAAGGAAGCACCGGCTTTTCAAGCTGCGGTAAAAGTTATTCTGAAGGGTAACAAGTAATGGCATTTGAACCAGCGGTCATTGAGCAATGGATCTACGACACCCTGACAGGTGATGCTACCTTGATGGGTTTGCTTGCACCTGATAACAAGCCCAACGGTTTCCAGATGTCAATCTATAACACCATTGCTCCACAGATAGACCCGATATCACGCAAGCAACCGGTTACACCTTATGTGGTCTTTGATCGTGCTGGTAGTGCTGGGCAAGACCAAGACAC